GTAGTAATATATAATTCACCTTTATGTACTTCATCAGGATCGACTCGACCATTCATTGCAATACGGTCATTTGCCATTAAAGGAATTACAACAGCATTTAATATATTACCATCAAACTTCTTATCTGAAATTTCTTCCACACATCCAGAATGTCTCCTGCCACCTCTTGTACTATCTCTCATCTGAACAACATCATATTTTGACCCATTATGAAATATTAATTTAGTATAATCCTTATTTTCAGTGAATATTTTTATTTCGTTTCTTAACAATGGATAATGATCAAGAATATCATTAATATTATCTGCTGTTATTTTTGCAGCTTGTTCTTTCCCAACAGCACAAGTAAATAATTTTGTCTTGCTATACATGATACATTTTAAGATAAATGCTAAGTTTTGAAGATAACTTTTTGATGTTCCTCTTGTTGCGGTTAAAAATACTTTTCTATATCTCATCATAATTCTAAGATAAATTCTTTGATAAAAATATAATTGTATCTTAGAATCAGGTGGGGAAATAAAATCAAGAAATTTATCAGGATACCATCTAAAATAACTACACAACTCTCGCCATTTTTCTTTTGAAGTTTCAAATGATTTCAATTGTAGATTATTTATATTATTAGTTTCTAAATTTTGAGGATTTTGAAAAGTATTATTATCTTTTATTGCTCTATCTTTTTTACTGAAATTTTTACGAGATGCCATTATTAATCATCTCCAATTCCAGCACCATCAAAATCTACATCCACTTCAATATCATTAATAACTATTATATTATCCCTATCAATTTCATCTTCTTCTAATTTAGGTGTATTTAAAGGTGGAATAATCATCTTTTCTACTTTATTTAGTTTTAAAGTAAAATTTTCAATATGCATAATTGTTTTATCAACTATGTCTTGAGTTATTCCTTTAATTTTACGATAATACTCCCAAGGTGGTATAAAACCATCGCTTTCTACTTCGGCATAAATTGTACTGAAATTTCTAATACCACCAGTTCTATCTGCATCCGTTTTATCCATAGCACGAAACTTAGAGTCTGCCATATATTTTGAGAATAAATCTCCAAGTTTTTTTGCTTCATCATAATTTCCTTCTTCTAATTCGTTATCCATTTTTAAAGAGATGATTGCTAATTTTTTAAGATAAATCATATCTTGTGTGGTTTCTATAGTATTAGTTCTCATCATATCGTTGTAAAAATTCTCTAACTCGTAATATTCCTCTGGTTCATATTTTGTACCCCATTTTAAAACCATCTCATTAGTAACATCAAAATGAGGACTATTCGTCGGATTCATATTTTTATCAGTAGATGAATAATTTAATTCATTATTTAATTGAGGTTTAAAAACAGAATTTTTCCATGTTAGTTTTCTGTTTTGCATAAGACATAAATTCTTCATATAACATCCGAAAGTATCCATTTTATCATCTAAAGCAATTTTCCAAAGGTCAAAAATAAACGGACGATCAATTAATTGAAGAGTGGATTGTAATTTATCTAAAGTTACATTACCACTCTCATCACTAATCATTTTTTTAAGGCAATCTTTACAGTAAGGGATACGCCCTGTTTGATGAACTATATTATAACTAACGTAATAACTTGATATTTTTTGAACCTCTCCACAAGCCGCACATGTCATTTGTGATACTTTTTTTTGTGGATTTACAGACGATTTATTTGTTTTAGTTAGTTTTGGCATTATTTCACTTCCTTTGATTCGCTAAATAAAAAACAATTGATATTTAGTCAATTGCCTTAAAATTCTTTTCTTTATAAAAATTATCTTTATAAATCCATTTAAATCCTTTATGAGTTTTTTGTCTTCCTCTACAACACTTTGTAATACCACTTATATCAATATCTAATATTTTAGAAGCCTCAGAAGCACCTGTCCATTCTCTAATAAATTCACCATCTCGGGATAATTGTATTATTGGAGTTCGCATATTAATTTTAGATTCTTCTTTTAATGGTCTTCCACGCATATTTTCAAATCTATTTTTTAAATGTTCTTCACTTTGTTTAACTCCTATTAACCAAGTATTACTCAAACCCTTACGAGCAACACTTATTTTTTGCTTCGTTTCTTCACTTCTTTTTAATCCTTTGCCTTTAATACTAAGAAGTTTTTTCGTTTCTTCTGAGTGTTTATATCCTAATGGACTTCCTGCAATTTTATGAAGGTTATAACCATAATCTCTATGATAACAATTATAATAATCCATCCAATATTGTTCTCTTTCTAGTAATTTGTCATTATCAATCACTAATTCGATTATTTCAAATTTAAAATCATCTTCGCTATATTTATTCCAAGCTCGTTGAAGGTGTATCGAATGATGAACATTTCTTCTTAAATCAGATATATGCTCATAATGTCTTTGTTTAATATCAACACTACTTCCTATATATATTTTTCCATTAATTAAATTTGTAATTGAATAAACCCCAATTATTTTTTCTAACATCTCTAATTCCTTCTTTCTGCACAATAAAAATTTCCCTCTGCACAATTCCAACAACCAACCCAATAAAAAAGAGAAGTTAGGCTGTGCAGAGATTGAGGAGCTACCTCAAAATTACCTAACTTCTCTAGAAAACTAATTTATTTATCTACTTTAAAAATATCATAACCAAATCGTGAATCTATCACATTTCAACCAAATTCATACCATTAAATACACAACCAAATACCCTAATCTACAATCCAATAATCCAATAGAATAGGGGAGAGCAGACTAAGGTATTTAAAATATATTTAATTAGTTGTTAATCATCTATATCCTCAATTACAATATGATCCACAATATCATACATAAAATCAGTTAGTGCCTCACGTAAACACCCAACACACATATCACTACCACCAAGTTCTAATATTCTTTCAATATATTTCTCTATAGTACACTCAGGGCAATCACATTCACCAGTTTCATTGTATTCACAATCAGCGCAACATTCATCACAACCACATATTTCTTCTTCGTCATCCTCAAAATCTAAACCATTAAGAAATTCCTCGTAATCTTCTTCATCTACTTGATCCCCGTTAATAAAATACTTAGATGCTATGTACTTACCATCCTCATCATCGAAATAGAGCGTTTCTACTAGTTTCATTAAAACTATCCTCCTTAATATTTATATTAATAATATAATTTAAAAAACCACATCATAACTACATCTAACACCATTCTTATCACATATGCATACCGTCTGACTTGGTTTACCACTAATCCTTTTAGTTATACAATACTCATCAACAGATGCAAAACTTCCAGAACTGATTACTTTTACATTGTGTTCTGATTCAATACTATAATGATGTCTGTGAGCGATTAAAACAGCATACGGTTTAGTATCCAACATTTGTGTAAGAGAACTTACTACCTTTTCAGGAGTATCATAATCCCCATGAACTCCGTAATATAGTTTCCCACGAATATAAAATGAAGCAATAGTAGTATCAATTTCATTGTCAACAATAAATACATTCAATAAATTAGAAAGTCTTGATTTCATATACCATGTAATAAGCAAATCAAGTTTTTCATCTTTAATTGCTTCTTTTTTATTTTGCATAAGTCTACTATGATTGCCAGCAACATTATGTATATAAATATTATTAAATTCTTTACTCAGTTCGCTCACAAAGTTAGATATATATTCTGAAACATGCTGTACTTGTTCCACTACATTTTCAGCATTTTCAATTCTTACGAGATTATGAATTAGGCCACTAATTAGATCCCCACCAAGGAATATATAGCAATTTTCAGAATCATGTATTTGTTTAATATTAATAATCTCATCTAAATATTTCTTTAGATACTGCACAAATATTTGTGGATTATATCTATTCCAATAATTATCACATTCAAGGCCATAGTGTGTGTCTGTCAAAAATACCAACATATCATTATCTGTTTGGTTGATATTATTTTTAATATAATCAAATGGTTCTAGATTACTGTTTTTTATAGAATCATTAATAAAACTATATAAATAATCTTCTCTAGATTGCTTACGCAAAACATCATTTAATTCTCTTCTTTGGTCAAAGAATTTAACTTGTTCTTTGTAAAGTTCTTGTTTCTTCAATTCATAATTTTTTAATATTTCATCATCAGTAATATTCTTAATCTTATCTTTATCCAAATAGGGGAGTAGCATCTTTAACCCGTAATAACGTTTTCGTGCCTCATCACTTGCTAACTGTACTCCAAATGCCAATTTAAACAATTCAGTATAATCGATATCATATAAACCACTAGATTTTCCTTCAAATAATCGAATTATATAATCAAAATCACTTTCATTATCTTTTTTCAAGCATACATCCAAAAATGTATCCTCCTTTTATATTTTCTTTATTAAAATAGGGAAGTGGGTAGGCACTATAAAAGTTACCTCCCGCCTCTTCTTTGTTCAGGATTTCCACCCTATTCATTTTTGATGGTAGTTTACATGTGCCTATTCATAGGCATTGTGCAGGCACAACCCCTAGTGCCATCTGATAAGCACACGGCATTAATAGGCAAAGGTTTTATAGAAAGCAACCGAAGTAATTCCCATACCTTTGTGCTAGCATCCTATTAATTGCAATACACCATTTAATATTATCTCTTAACCTATGTTAAGTATGATCAGATAGGTAATTGCTCCCGAAGGTGGTCAATTCCTACTTATTATGGTATTCATTCACTGTAAATTGGAATGAAATTTGTATTATTAATAATTTGGCCTTACGCTCATTTATTAGTGGGGAAGTCACTCGTACTTCCCATATTTGAATAAATATTAATGTCTACCTCACTCGTAAGTAGAACTTTTTGTTAAATATGAAATAGAATCTCTTAGTCAAAACTAAGTATGTATAATAAAAACCAGACTTTGGCAGGGTGACATTCCTGCATCTCTCAGTAATTAAACTATTTTTAAGACTCGCTCCTCAATTAAAAATTGCACGTAAGCAAGTGTGATAGTTGCCTGTTCTATCCTCAAAGTCTGAATTTATTATCTATTAATCATGAGTTTCTTTAAATAAACCAAAATCTCTTTCCCAATTTTGCTTTTCAAAATTCATATCTTAATCCTCCTAAATATTCTTAATCAGTCCAATCCATTTGACCTACCATTTTACTAATTTCACTTCTAAAATCTTCAACCATGTTTACCTGTGCCGCATTTATCTTATTTTTAAAATTATTACTAGCAACGGTCAATCCATTTCTATTTGCACAATATTTATTGTCTATTTGAGAAGTAGATCCATCTAATAAAACAATAGTATCTTCACCAATCCTTGAAAGTAATCTTTCCATTTCAGAGGGGGTAAAATCCTGACACTCATTTAAATATAAAATTGACTTACGAAGTGATCTGCCTTTGGCAGCTTGAATAGGTAATATCTCTAATTTATTATTTCTAAGTAAAATATCTGTTATATTATCTTCTGAAGTTGTGTCACATAAAACTCCTAAAAGTGGTTCATATTTTTCTACAATCCCACCAGG